GGATATTAGGACTATCGTCCAGAAAACACTAAATTTCGAACTAGTTTAAACCCGACACCGTTTCCAGCTGGGAATTACTAAACTAATAATAAAATTTTTCTGGAACTCTAAGTGTAGAGATCTCACGTCCGATGTGAGATTTTGAGGGACTTACAACAAAAAGTTGTACATTGGAGGGGCGCCTTGAAACATTGTGAGCTGATAATCTTCACCAACAGAAACATATCGAGTGAGAATCTGAGGAGCATTTATAACACCAGTAGAGACAATAGTATGGTGAGCATTATAAATGCTACCATTATTGTAAAGTGATTGAAAACCAGGGTCCTTGGCAGGTGAGAACCTTATGTTGCGTTGATAGGGGTGCTCGACCTCAATGACCGGCTGAAGACGAGGAATGGTAACTTCTGCACCAGTCATATTGTTGGGCATAGTGGCGGTTGCAAGCTTGCTGAAAGCAGAATCAGTAGCGGTAACAACAGCAGCCTGCAAAGAGGTCAATGTGTTAACATACGAAGCAACGTCAGGTTGGCGCAAAACTGTCATGGTCTCAAATAGTGTACCTGATGAGGAAACCACATACTTGGATCGATAACTACCACGCTGACACAGAAAGGCAGGCTCAAGATATTGTAAAATACCAGTAGTCACATAGTTGCAAGGGGTGGCGGCAACACTCGTATGAATGCCAGTAGGATAAGTTCCACGTGCAAGTGGCTTATCAGGAAGATTAACACTCCAAGACACTCGATCTGTGGCAGTAGTAGGAGGAGGTCTGAACACATAAGAGTGCAAAGAATACCGCTTCAACAGTGTGCGAAAAGACACAATAGACTCACCAAAATAGACAAGGTTTATGTCAGGCGAATCAGTGCAAGGATTGAGAGTGGCGTTAATGGGCTGCGACTCTGAAGGCGGAGCAGCATCACTCTCACCTTCTTCAAAACCAGCTTGATAGGCCATGTTCTTGTAGATAGCCTCACACGGATTGCCAAACTCTGCACACTCCATTGAAGTGAAGACATTAACTGTAATATCATTGTTAGCAACAGTATTGGGAGTGGCCAAGGAGTTGAGTACAAAGACAGACAAAACGCCATTGTCAGTCTGTGAAGAAGTAGCGTATCGCGTGGTGCTATAAACGGGCGTAGCCGAAAGAGCACGTGCTGGTAGAAAGGACCTAGTCTGGCCCATACCAACATCAATAGTGAAATCACGTTCCTCAGCCAAATCAACAATTCTCGAATAAACAACGTTTGTCTCTGGCGCAACGGTAGAGAAGTTCGGATCCCAAGTTATGAGCAATCTACCCTTATGATAGGCAGACGCTACAACCTGAAACCTATACTTCATCGTACCTCGCCACATCTTAAATGGCACGGCAGCAAAGGCGCAGGCAGGGAGATAGAAATAAGGAGCCAAGTACAAATATGTGAGGGGATTCACTCTGATGTTAAAGAGCAAATCGTCCTTAACCTTCGCAGTCGTCCACAGAAACTGAGTGGTAAAAGCAGGACGGGCTGCAATAGAAGATATAACCATCTCGTCACCAGTGTCAACACCACATATACGTGGATCAATACTGAGTTCCTGTTTAGAATCAACAGTAAGCTTAGTGGCATTGTCACCACCATCACAGACTGCCATACGCCCAAGAAAACGGGGCCTCATATTAGTAACATCATCAACAATAACAGGACGGGAATAACCAAACACTCGGGCAACCTTAGAAACTGCTGTAGCAATCATAGAGGTGGCCTTCATATAAGGACCAATAACAGGAATGCCCTCCAACATGCTCATAGCTTTGGCAGCAGCTGAAGCGATGAGCGAGACGGAAGTCGTCCCGTACTCATCAGAACTGCCAAAGCCAGCCTGTGGGACAAGGGCAGTAGAGGATAAAGAAGTAGGAACGGAAAGCTTAACATCAGTGGCCCACAACGATACGTTAATCTCAATGGGAGCTGTACCAGCATTTGCATGCTTAAGAGGCACCAACTCACGCACAGAAATAAAACCCATATTAGTCCAGTCTGCATCTGGTACAGACAACTGATCAGCAAACCAAGTAAAAGGCAAGGTAAGCTCACCACCCTGAGAAGTGGTGGGATCAAGTAGGACATTCATGCGCTGAGAAGCACCAACAGCAGCACTAAGAGAAATGATATTTGCTGCAGTAACAAAATCACTGGTAGCAAGAGGCAGATAGTCAGCCATCATAGACCCATAATAAAAACCATTGCCATTAATGACAAACTTCACGTGCAGGTTTGCGGAAAGCAAATTGAAATTGTTGATACGGTTGATAACACGCTTATTAGTAAAGAACGTGCTCCAGGGGTCGATGACAAATCCGCTAAAAGTCCCACCCACAGGCCACGAATACGTGGTAGTGAAAATGGGGCGTTCGCAGAACTGACCAAGAGATACATCGTCATGCTGTCCCATGTCTCTGACAGAATCAGAAACGTTATCAAAGGACACTGACCATTCGGGTTGTGCTCCACCAAAGGAGAGCGTTTGTTGCACAGAAGTTTCCGGTGCGGAAGTAGATAAAGTAGTAGTAGCAATCCGCTATGAAAGCAATACCCCATAGGATTATTAGGGCAAGCTGTACCAATTTTGAATATACACTGCAGAGCCAAGGGGAAGAAGAGGAAGTGTGGTAATCCTCATATCCCCTGGTAACCAGATACAGTGCATCCTGTTTAGCGAATACGCGTAGGAAACGCGCACGCCCTTTTGAGAAAAAGGCAAAAACGAAGTACTGGACCATGTGCGAGGACCAGGTGAGTTTAATGTCATCACAGGACGGGGGGGGAGAACTCAAGAATCATAGCTTTCATGCCAGGCCTGAACTCTCCCGGAATAAGAAACCCAAACTGCAGCACGTACAAAGCTCAGGATCCCCACTTCCTCACAAACCGCACGAAGCGTACATGCAAGGGACGAATAAAATTCCTCGCCGTGGAAGGAAGCTTCCAATAAGGCGGTGTCAATAGTAGCAGCACACTGTTGTTCAACGCTAATAGACTTGCTCTTAACTGCTGCATGCAAACTCTTGTAGATAGAGTTCTTCTCGATGGGTGCAACATACACGCCATAATCGCTGTCATAAACAAATCTCCGCTTCAAAAACGTACACTCGGCTAGTGTGATGTATGGACGAACCACAGGGGTTTTATCAGCAGTGGTATAAGTGAGACCACAAGCTAACATACACTCAGCTATAGTGACGTGATTAAACAAACCAGCTTCTGAAGAGACGCCCATAATATTATCATCACCGAAAGTGAGCAAATGGACATGATTAGAGAATAAACCAGGTGGCTTACCCTCATAAAGCTGATAATAACAAGTCCTCAAATATAAAGCGTTGACAATAGAATTGATGATGGACGTGAGCTGATGACCACTAGGATTAGATCCATGTGCAATGTAAAACTCTCCATTCGACTCATAAACAGGATGACTAATCTCGCTAGCAATGGTGCGCAAAACTGCCAATTGCGTAGGTGTATAACCACTACGCTCAGCAATATGAACAAGGATGGAAAATGCCTTCAAAATGAAATCAGCAGGCATATTCTGATCAAAGGCAGCGTAATCACCAGCAATAAGCCGACCATCACCAAAAGCGAGCAAATGTTTAGCAGCAGCATCCCAATCCTTGCTAGGGGTGGAAATGCCAACGCTACACTCAAACAAAAACTGATTATCAATAACCAGCTTAGCGAGACTCATGCAATGCTTCCTCATAATAGTAAGCCCAAAAATGTCACCAGAAGAGAATATTCGTACCTTCTCCTTCCCAATCTTAACTGACTCATCCTTGGGTATATTGGTAAACACAAAAGGAAGACGCTGACCTTCAGCCATCTTAAGCTCACAAGTTCTGATGCGGTTCCAAAAGTCAGGGGGAGGAATAACATCCCAACCAGATAAATCAGCACGCTGGACACGGGTAAACCACGTGTTCTTCTTCTTACGATAAGGAAAACCAAGGCTGGTATCAAGCTTCATGCCCTCAAGTGAAGAAACGCCATCAACACCTTCCAACGTCTCAGCATCTGTCATGACACGAACACCAGACAATAAACTGGGATTGAGATCGATAGCAGCATCAATCTTACGAAGGTAATCAACAACTGCCATATCACGATAATTGGGACAAAATGCAGTCACACTCGAAATGCCTGCCAAAAAAGCATAGAAAGGCTTCCACGATGGCTTGAACATGGGAGGCCCCCAGTTATTGGGAAGACCTCTAACTGCTAGTGGTTCAGACAAGATAGTGGTCTTGACAGTCGAGTTGTAAACCGAGCGCACGGCAGGAGCACCATCAGGTGAAGTATACTCACCAAGAGCAGTAATGGAACGAGGGACGTCAGAATCCAAAAAATTGAGTGGACTCTTGTGATGAACAGTGCCAGGAAAAAGTGCCTGTATGTCGTGTTCACTCAATGATGCAGTGACTATTCCATTACTAGCTTCGAGACTGGCAAAGCCCCGACCAAGCATATCAGAAGTGACAATATGGCCCATGCCAGTATACCCATCTGTTATGCCACGAATATGAAAACCAGCAATGATGGGATGCTTGGTTATGGCAATCACAGGTGCGACGCACAAACCAACAAACGTAGGTCTGCTAGTCTGATAGTCAAAACACGAGAAAGAAACCTCAGGTTCAACGAGACGAGATGCGCCATGCAACTTGGTGACCTGTATCTGCTCAACAACGCACTCAGCAGTCTTGTTAAGCATTATACCTTCGATGTTAGACAAGTCACCGACGTCCTTAGGAAAATAAGGTACAAAATTGCGATTGGTGCAGCCATGAACGAGAGACACGAGAACCATATCAGACTGATCAAGGCGAACCCAATCTTTGCGATTAATTGCACAAGAAAATGCACCACCGAGGCCTTCTCCCCTCCTCACGGAGATCTTAACAATCCCCTCCTTCATAACGTGGTAGGGAGCCAACCAGGAGGTGCCAGAGACAGGGAAAATATTGCAATGTGCGCTGATGCCATCCTCACGGGTGAACTCGGCATACCCCATCTTAGTGGAAAATAAGGCCAACAAATCACGTGACGTTATAGTCTTAACATCATTGTGTAGGCCAACGGGAGCAACATAGGGGGGAGTCCAAAGAGTGCGTGGCGTAGACCCAATGCCACCATGAACAACCGGATCAGCAAAGAAGAAAGGATCTTTCTCCTCATAAAGACGACCAGAAGATATGGCGGCTTCAGTCTTGTGGCCAATAGCATAGGTGGTCTTGATAGCTAAGGCTGCAGCAAGTGCAAGCCCTATCCAAACCTTGTTCCGCTTCCACCACATATGGGCTCGGCCATACTTGATTATCCATTCAGGAGGCACCTTAACAACACTGTTAAGCAAATTACGAATGACAGCATTCTGGTGATTATACCATTGGCGAACGCATAAGCAAAGAAACCCAGAGAGAGACAACATCAGGAAATAACCAAAGGTCCATGCCACGAGCGAAAACGTGAAACCTAAAACGCATTTGGGCGCATAAAACAGATACCCATAGATAACATTCTTGGTAGGAGAAATCTTTGCAGCAGTCAACAAACCAACGCACAATAAAGAGACGTAGGACATCCAGAAATTGAGAGGCTCAATAGCGTAAGTGTTAAGCCAGGTGAAAAACTGGTAAGTCTTGGTAGGAAAAGCATCGATGAAATCTTTGACACATTGCTTGGAATCATCAAAAGAAGCCTGCTCACTGGAAGATGAACCAAAATAGGACGCTGGACTACCAAATGGGTTGATGACAGGTGAAGGGACAGGAGGTATGTCAATGCGAGGACACTGAGTACAAATACCAACAGGTAGCTTGCACAAACAAACACCAGCAGAATAGGATGCCATAACCTTAGTGACAAGAGCAGCCTGATCAGCATAGTGTTCCTTAGATTTGTCAACGAGAAAACGCAAGCATCGCTCAACACCAATATCGGTGAGCGGACCATCAGCATCACAGACTTCAAACTGGTATCCTTGAGCAACACCAGTGGACATATCAGTCGAAGTGACCTTGTACTTTGTGACAGTCATAATCCATAAATCAACATCAGTTCCAATCTTGTGGGCATCTAAAGCTATGCCACCATCAATGCAGTACTGAGGTTTAAGCTTCATATCCACAAAATAATTCCAACGTCTCAAAACAGCAGCAGGTTCAATAACTTCACTGCGAGCATCCAAATCAGGAACATTAGTAGTACCAATAATGAGCTTTGCAGAATAGAGAATTTTGCCCTTCTCTTTAGACTCACTCTTGAGTGCATGGGAAGGAACGTTGTTGATGGTTCGGATGAACAAATCACTGACTAGTCCCTCTCGCTTCTCAGATTTTGTTTGTGCAATATCATCAAAGACCTGAACAGAATGCCAATTGTAACCATCGTCAAACTTACTAGCAGGGTTGGTGGTACAAATGTCGCCAGCCCCAGCAGGGAAACCATTGGCATGAGAAATGGCAACGATTATAGAAGAATAAAAGTTACTCTTACCAACGCCTGGTGTGCCAGTAAGCACGACAGCGAAAGGAGCAGGGACAATGGGCATGCGATTGTTTATGTCAATAACGTCCGAAAGAAAACCTCGTAACTCGCGACCATAACGTATGTAAATACTATTCTCCTGTGGTGTGGAGGAAATGGCCATTCTCTTAACATCTTCTTCAAGGTTCCTGATACGTACTACGAGATCCAGTGCGGTACAAGACATGACCGAGAGATTGCCAATCTTGAGAAGCTGCACCTGTTGGGAAACCTCAGAATACTCGGCATAAAAACGCTGAGACTGAGTAATACCAGAAAACAAAGAGCGCCAATCACCAGTGCTCCAAACATAGGATACTGAATCCAAAAGATTAGTGGCAACATCCAAAATGAATGAGACCATGTCTGTAGATTTAAGCTTGGCCAAGGAGGAATGTTCATAAAAATCAGAGAAATCAAGGATTCCAAGCTTAGTGGTGCCGGTTTTAATGACACCACAAAACACAAGGAGTGCAAGTAACTTTTTAAGCTTATCAATAAGCTTAGAGTGTTTGGCGCAGTTCCAAATATCGGCAATGGAAGTAAACTTGAAATCAGCAAAACCAGATTGTTCAACAGAAACAGTGGGAGGGGACGAGATAGAATCGATAACCCCCTGTATAAGCTCGGCAGATTCCTGTGGGAACTGAGTTAACACAAAATTGGTGATAATAGCCAAGAACTGTCTGTAGGAATGACAATCTCTCAACATAACCAGATAGGAAGTCAAACGAACCATTTCGGAAGCCATAAGACCAGATTTGAGTGGATCTCCAGCACCAATAGGGTAGCGCATAAGAGCACTAAACCCAGCATGTTCTGAAAAATGAGAATCGGGAGTGGCAGAAGCACGAAAGTCACGCATCATATCAAAAACTTCTTGCTTAAGTTCCTCATAGGCTAAAGTAAGCCGAGCCAAACGAGCAACGTCAAGAGGTCGAGTAGGCCCAACAGGAGGAATAAGCAAAGCTGCAGAATGCATACGAGACTCGGCCCTACAAAGGGCATCATAACGCTGATTAAGCTGCACAATTCGATCAAGATCAGGCGCATAGTTGCGCTTCTTCTTTTTAATCCACTTCTCACGCCTCCACTGCTTCTCACTAGGAAAGTCGGCCTGAGGGACACAACTCTTGTAAGCAGCAGGAATAGGAGCATAAAAAGGAGCAGTAAGTAAAACAAAAACCTCACAAAACCAAACAAACCAGTCAAAAACTAGTCGGCAGGAATGGTGGTAGACAGTGCAAACGGAAGAAAACAATAAGGAACGAACACGAAGAGAAAGTTGCATACACATCACTAAGAGAACAAAACCAAAGAACGTACCACCAAACACCTCCTGACACACAAACCTCACCCTACTCTCGAATTCCATAAGTTGTTACTTTGGAATTTAAGAGTGGATAAGAGAAATGTATATCAGAGAAGTGCTCAGTTCTTGAAAAGAACCAAACACAAATCTGACTGACCAAACCCTAACAAGTAACTCATGCTGTTTTCGACGCAGCAATCATTGAAACGAGTGTCGGATGCAAGTTCATGAAGCTTGCACAAACTTAAACACAGAGCGCTAAACTCAACGTTGGATAAGTTGCTTTATAAGGCCATATTTCCCCCCCGCAACTGTAAAAACAGAGACGGGACCACTAAATTATCCGACCGTATGATTTAAAACAATGTGAGCTACGGATTAGCATTATAGCACCCACAAAGTCGCTTTTTTGGTTGATGAGTTATATCGACAGCCACAACCGGGCCAGTGTTGATTACACTGATAGATCTTATTATTGATCAGTAAAAGAGAAAGACCTCAAAGGTACACCAAACTCGAAAGAAAGGGCCTGAGATCAAGAAAAACCTAAGTTTTATTGAGAAACTTAGCAACATACTCTAGAACGACACAAAAAAGAAAATCTAAACACATAACGATGGAAATAAAAACTCCATCTTCTATGAAATATAAAAGATATTAATCCTGTAAGAGGAAAAACACTATTTACGGGAAAAGAGACCTAAATAAGGTACTCTATAGGACAACTTAAGGTTGCCCCTTGCTATTGTATTTACAAATATATATACATACAAGGAAGACTTGTTCTTCAAAAGATTTGACATCAATTGACGAAAAGTTGTTCATAAACGTGTGATAAATCAGAAGACTTAGACAAATTCCGCTATTGCGGCAGAAGTCAAGTCAAATTATAAACTACACGCAATTAACGATGTTGGCGTTAACCAACAAACTAATCATCAAAAGATCCACGTACGCAGTAATGCGTACGTG